ATCCGGCGCGTCTCGAACGTGTCTAACGTGGCTGAAGTTTTGCCCATCCCGGGACTAGCGAAGACGTTACATCGCTCGTGGTTTAGGGCGAACTCGCGGATCAGGTCTTGGTAGGGTCGGGGTGTGAAGATCACTGGCGAACGCGACGAAACTTGTGGAGGTGGCGCATGCGAACAGCCCAATACTTCGAGCTGTGTCGCGTCAGACCTTTCGACAGCAGAAAAGCGTCGAGCGCTTTGTTGTCGACGATGTATTCAGTCGAGTCGGCGTAGGGCATCAGACGAATGGTTCCAGATTCGGCGGCGTGTAGTTCCGCCCCTTCGCGATTTTCCCGTTCGCGTCAAAAACGGGGTGCCCATCAACCATTTTCGACCAATTCGAGCGATTGACCTCGTTCAGCGCACCGCTGATGTCCAGGCCGAACATGTGCGCCACGCCCACGGCCGTCACGATCTGATCGCAGAGCGCGTCGAGGAGTTCTTTGCGGTCGATCTTTCCGTCATAGGCTCCGATACCTCGATGGTTTTTGAAGTGACCCGCTAGGAAGGTGCACACGTCTTCGGCCACCGGCTCCATGATGGCTGTGCCCATTTCGCCCACCTCCTCGAAGTGGCACCCGAGTTGTACGGCCCGGTTCTTGTCGGTCGGGTTCGGCACGGCGCGCTCGAACCAGAGCTTGATGGTGGAGAGGTCGGTGTTCATGCTGCTTTCAGTCTTTCGAGGTGCAGTCGGAGGTAGCCGCGGTCGGTGCCGAAGTACCGATCCACGAGTTCTTTGGTGTCGAGCACCAGGACGATGTGCCCGCGCTCGCGCAGGCGCTGGTGTTCGCGGGCTTGGTGCGGTTCGGGCTCGGCGCCGGGCCGCTTCAACTCAATCCACAGGACGATGCCCTCGGGCATCACGGCCAGTCGATCCGGCACCCCGCGCCGGCCGGGGCTGGTGAACTTCAGCGCGAGGCCGCCGAGGGCTTCGACGCGCTTTTTGAAGTGGGACTCAATCTGACTTTCGCGCATTGGGCTTGTTCCTGTTCTTGATCTTCATGAGATGGCGGGCCTGGAAGATCGCGTCGGCTAGCGCCGTGTGCGCGTCCTCGCCCTTCTCGTCCGGGTTGTACTCGACGCTTGGGAAGGCGTTGCGCAAAGTCCTGAAACACCTTTCATTGCCGAAGTACCACGGCGCGCTCTCGCCGATCCGCTTGTAGCTGGCGCCGAGCAGCGTCAGATCGAAGCTCGCGCCGTTGCCATAAGGTCGCACGGTCTTCTCGCTGCTGTGCTCGTTGATGAACTCGCGAAACTCGCGCAGCACCTGCCGATTGTCGTAGTTGTCGTTGACGGCGTTCAGCCGGGCGCGGTCGGGTTGCCGCATCCAGAAGAGCACGGTGCCCGGCTCGATCACACCGCCGTCGCGCACGGCCGTCGCGAGGTTGATGTTCTTCGAGAACGTCGGCCCGATCTCGCAGGTTTCGAGCGAAAAGAAGCACGCGCCGATGCTCACGATCGCGCCGTCAGGTGGGAGCCCGAAGGTCTCCAGGTCAATCTGCAAGTCAGTCCACATCATCAAATCCTTCAGCGTTTGGTTGTTCGGTCGGCCGGCAGTCGTGAGGCGTGCCGTCCTTGTTCTTGAGCAAGAAGCTCTTGTCGTCTCGCTGGCACCAGATCACGTTGCGCGTTCGGCAGTAGCGGCACTCGACGGGCTTGTGGTAGCGCGGGCCGTAATAGCCGTAGCGCTCGCGATGCTTGGGTGCGAAACCCTCGCCTCGGTTCAACGCGAGGTCGATGTAGTAGTCGGCCATGTCGCCCATCACGCATCTCCAATATCCCGCAGCACGCGCTGCGCTTCTCTGATGTAGTAGTCGTGGTCAACGTCGGTCGGGAACTCATCAGGCAGCTCCATACACGGCACCGCACCATCGCTCAGCGGCACCTTGTTCCGGTTGCCGCTGGCGTTGCGCTTGCGGTAGTGCAGGGCGCCCTCGGCGCCGCGGCCGATGTAGAAGCGCACGACTTTGCCGAGATAGGTGAACTCGTCCTCGCCGCAGTGAGTGCGGTAGGCGGCCTCGACGGTGTAGGCCGGCTCGCCTGCCATCGGCGCGAGGCGCATCTTCGCCAGCGGGCCGGGCTCGACGACGTGCCACCCCTGCGCCAGCAGGAAGTCGCGCTTCTTGCCTGGTGTCAGCGACTCGTCGTAGTTGGTCTTGGTGACCTTGATTGCGCCGCCCTTGACGTTCTGCACGACGACGAACTTGCGGATGTCGCTGCAGTTGCAGATGGTCTCGCCGATGGGCGTGCCGTGCTCCAGGTAGAGCTTCACAGCCTCATTGATGATCGCACGGTCGGGGTTCTTCGAGATGCTGGGCTCGGCATAGTCGCCCTTGCCCTTGACACCCTTGTCCTTCACGGCGATGTAGTTGTTCACGTCGCGCGAGTACAGCGCCTTGTAGAACGTCTCCTCCATCCCGAACTCAGTGTCCTTCGACCAGCGCTCGATGTGCGCGCGAACATCGTCCAGGCGCGACTCGTGGAACTTCAGCACGATGCCGTCGGTGTTCGCGCTCACACACTCGATGCCGTCTAGGTGCAGGCGCTCGATCAGCATGAGCAGCGCGAGCTGGCCGGTGACGGTGACCTGGATCATCAGGTGCGGCGAGTAGAGCGTGCTCCAGCGCGAGCCGAACTTGCCGAACGACCCGTTCAACACGATCTTCAGCACCTCGTTGACGGTCTTGTTCCCGTCGCGCTTGGCCTTCACCCGGCGCTCGAAGATGGTCTCGTAGACGCGCAGGAACACCTCGGTCAAATGCTTCGGGAACAGGCCGCAGCGCAGGATGATCGAGGGGTAGTAAGAGGTCACGTCGGCGTCCATGAGCAGGATGCCGTCGCCCGCCTTGTGTGCAGTGCTGGTCTCGCTGCTGTGCAGCCCGCCGATGCCCATGCGGTAGCGGCCGGCACCGATGGCGACGACCATGCCTTCGAGGGCCTTGGGTTCGATCGGGGAACCGTTCTCGTCGATGACGAACTCGGCGTTGCGGATCTCCAGCAGGCGCAGGCGCATCTGCTCCGTCTCGAACCGCAGGAAGCTCGGGGGCTGATAGCGGAACGTGGTCCCGGGCGGGATGAAGGGCTTCTCGACCCGGGCTTTGAGGATGTCGCCGACTTCCTTCTTGATGACAGCCTCGGCGATCTGCGCGTCCGACTTGCTGCGCAAATCGACGCCGTACATCTTGCTCATCGACTCGCGCAGTTCCAGCGGCGAGGCAAGGTGCTTGGCGAGGTCTTCCGTGGTGTCGAGGTCGTTTCCGCAGTAGGCGCGCAGCACCACCCGCATCTCGGGTGCGATGAGCGTGTCGGGCTCGATTGGGAGGTCTTGCAGCCGCTTGCTGTGCAGCCGGCCGCCGTACAGCTTCAGTGAGCCCTGGCCGAAGGCGACTTCGATCAGATCAATGTGGTCGATCCACTTCGGCTCACGGAAGTTGTACTGCTCATAGAACGACCAGCGGTTGTTGCCTCCCTGAATGATCCAGTCGCTCGCTGCTTTGAGCATCGCGTTCGTGGCGCCGCTTAGCGCCAGCAGGATCATCGGGATGTCGTAGTTGTTCCCGTTGAACGTGATGATCTGGTAGTTGCTCAGGATCGAGCGAATCGTCTCGATGTCCAACGGCTGACCGTCGAACTTCTCGAACTCTTTGTACTTGCCGGTTTCGAGGCTTTTGAGCTTCAGCAACCAGTAGTCGCGGTAGCACTCGGTATCTGCGACGAGACGATGTTTGGACACGATGCAATCAGAGAGTTTGGTCCCCACCCTTCACCAACATACCGGCTGATGGTTGCCCCGCTGAACCGGGGTTTAAGCCACCTGAGACGATCGGTTCCCGCGGGATCCCAGGTGGCCGATGAAGGTGCGGTGTACTGCCGACGCTGTTGGCGCAGCGCCGGGTGGGGATGGCAGTTGAAAGGAGGTCAGCGGCCCGCTTGTGTCTCAGATCGCGGTGAGCTGCGAGGCGCGCACGCTGACGATGTTGTCACCGTCGTAGCGCACGTCATACCAGTCGCCAGTGGCGCCGCTGCGGATGTTGTTGACCTTGCCGGTGCCCGAGCGGGTGCGGCTCTTGAAGTTGACCTTCTGGCCGACCTTGAAGGGCTTCTTGGGGGCCGCGGTTTGCTTGGTGGTTGCCATGGGTTTCTCCAGAAAAAAGGGCATGAGGATCAGGCGGCGAGCAGGGCGCTCTCGGGCCACCACTGTTCGACGGCGCGGCCGTCTGCAGAGCGGTAGCGCACGAAGTAGTTGTTCTCAGCGGTGGCGTACTCGGCGCGGCCGACAACCGCGCCCTCTTCACCACTGACTGCGATCTTCACCGCTTGGTTCATGTGAAACAGAAACTTGTTCATGGGTTTCTCCTGTTGGGCGGAGTGGTGCGCCAGGAACCCCCAGCGCTACCGACCGGGCTCCCCCAGTCAACCCCTCCAAATTCAGATCAAGCCGTGCGCCAGATGCCAACGCCAACGGTGCCCAGCGGATCGTTGGGGATCGGGTGCTCGGCGATCACGAACTGGATGGCCTTGCGGCTCTCTTGGGCCTTGCGCCAGCGGGCGATCTGACCCTTGATGCGGTCGCGGATCTTCTCGCCAGTCTCGCCTTCGCCTATGTTGACGAACAGGCTCTGGCCGGGGTTCAGCTTGGCGAAGTCGGGCTCGGTGACCGGGCGGCCGCCGCGGCGAACCAGGGCGGGGGCGGGGATGTCGTTGAAGATGGTGCTCATGGGGTTCCTCTTGGGGTGAAAATATTGGGTGGAGGGCTGCGTGCTCGTCAGAGCCGGCGCAAGGTGGTTCCAGCTTTGGGGCGGCCCACAGACCCCGAGGCGTTGGCAAGGAGTCGCTGGTGCGGTCCTCGCGGCGTTGCAGCCCTCCGAAAATCAGAACAGGTCGTCGGCGCTGCCGTCGCCACCAGTGGCCGGCGCGTCGCCTTCTTCCTCGAAGCCTTCGGCAGTGCCCGGGGCCGCGCCGAACGCCTCGCCGTCAGCGACGAACTGCACGGTCAGAAGGCTGGCGTAGACCTGATTGGGGATGTTCCCCTTGGCCTTCATCGCCTTCACGTCGATCTTGACGTTGACGTAGCAGCCGCCATAGGGCTTGCCGTCTTCTTCCTTCAGCACCGGGAAGTTGTCGCCAACCTTGCGCGGGCCGATGATGAGCGGCTGCACCTTGTTGCGAGCGACCACGTAGAGGTTGCCACCGTAGCCGTCGCGAACACGACCGTCGCCGGTCAGGTTCTCGTCGCCGTTGCGCAGGAACTTCTTCGACTTCTCCATCGCCTTGACGATGGCTTGCCAGTTCTCACCGAACTCGCCCTTGGCGGCGTCCATGAGTGCCTGCTTGGCAACCTTGGCGGCGTCGCTGTCGGCGGCGAAGATGAACTGACCGCCGTACTTGCCGGGCTCGTTGGGCTTGTCGGGTGGCGGGTTACCGCGCTTGAACAGGTCTGGGTAGGAGAGACGGACGTTCTTCAGAATGACTTGCATGGTTGAAACTTTCGCAGTTAGAACAGGTCGTAATCATCGCCAGATTCGTCTGGCATATCGGTAGTGGTTTGCACCAATGCCGGGCGGGGGTCGGTCGAGAGTGCAACGACAGGCTTGCCGTTGCCCTGCGTGACCAGCGCAGAGAGCTGATGCCAACGGCGCGGGCCGATCGGCATGTTTTCCATGTCCACCTTCTTCTTGGTCTTGGTGCCGGCCGCCAGCTTCTCGGCCTTTGAGGGCGTGAGTAGCTTGCGTTCGTACATCACCTTGCCCAAGCGCCACTTGTCGACCAGCGCGGCGACTTGCTGCTCATCGGCCCAGGCTTTCGCAGGCTTGCGCCCCTCGATGAGCTTCATGGGCTGGCCGTCAGGCCCGACCACAGGCTCGCCGGCCGTGAGCTTGTCGAGCACCGCAGTCTCGATGTCGTCGCACCATGCGCGGATCATGTCGACCTTGCCGTAGAGCTGACCCAGGTGGGGCAGGAACAGCGGCAAGGGCTTGGCCTCGGCGAAGCTCTCAGCGTCGTCGAAGCCCTCCAGCGCCGTGCTCAGCACCTCGGCGTTGCGCGCCCGGCAATCGAACTTCGCGCGGCAGAAGTGGCACGCCTTGTTCGACGGCCGGAACGTCGGGTTCTCGTCACACTCGCGGGCCTGCAGGCCGATCCACTTGCCCAGGTCCGTCAGTTCTTCGACGGCGCACTCGTACTCGCTGGTGCGACCGAGGAAGGGCTGGCAGATGATCGCCTTGATGCGCTCCACCTCGACGAACGGCCCTAGGTACTCGATCGCGCCCAGCCCGTACATCGCGGCTTGCAGGTTCATCCGGCGCACAGGCGGGGTCACCTCTTCGGTGATCGGGTCCACCGACTCGGGTGCCACGATGTCGTAGGCGTAGACCGGTCCGCGGCCGAGCTTCAGGTCGACGACGATCACCAGCTTCTGAGAAGGCACCACCAGGATCACGTCAGACGATCCGGTAGCGCCTTCCTCACCGGTGATGTGGCCGATCGGTACGCTGATCTCGACGTGCAATTCGGCGCCGAGCTTGTCGCGCAGATCGCGCACGAAGTCGATGTAGCTCTTGCAGGCGTCGATCAGATCCTGGTCGACGGTGTGCGTGAACTCGAACTGCGTGCCCACCGGGAAGCGGTCAGCCCAGTCCTCGTTGGCGCCGGCCGGGAACCCCATGACGCGACCCAGGTAGGTCTGCGGGTCGAGGTTGTCCAGCAGGCACTCAGCCGAGAGCTGGTGGCCGCACGTCCCCATGCGCGAGTGCTCGTTGCTCGTGTTCGCAAAGCCGTGAGCCGCCTTGATCGAGGCCGTGCAGACCGTCCAGCGGAACGCGCCGCTGGGGGACTTTTGGGCATGGTAGGCCACTGCTTCAGCCCAGCGGATCGAACTCTTCGGCCGGGGCCATCTTCGCCTTCATGGCTTCGATGACCGCTGCGTTCTTGCCGAGGGCCTGCAAGGCCGCCACGGTCGGCTTCTCGACGCCCGGCAGCAGGGCCTGCAGCACTTCCATCAGCAGCGCGCGGCCCTTGCCGGCGCCACCGTGGTCGTTCAGGGCCTTGGCCGCGGTCATCACGTCAGCGAACGCCGGCTCACTGGCAGAGCTGGCATCGGCAGGCGCTGCCGTGGAGGGCTGGGGTGCCGGCGCGGCGGTGCTCGGTGCGGGCGCAGCGGCCACCGCCGCCTCGGCAGTAGGCTGGGAAGGGGCAGAGGTTGTCGCGGGCTTCGCAGCGGTGGTGCTCGCGATGGCTTGGTCGGCCAGCGCCTTGAACTGGGACTTTTTTGCCTCGTACTCCTCCTTCGTCACCTGCACGGCGCCCTCGATCGTCGGGGCGTTCATGCCCGGCTCCTGGGCGAACACGGTGTTGTGCTTCTCGATCACCCAGTAGACCGTGCCGGCGGCAGGGGCGTCGGTCTTCTTCGGGCGGCCAGGGCTCTTCTTGGTGGTGTCGGCAGCGCCGACTTCGGCGGGGGCGCTCACGCCGGTCTGCAGGATCGTGATGACTTGCTGCAGCAGTTCGTTCGTGCGTTCAAGGGTCTGTTCGAGGCTCATCAGGTTCTCCGGTTGAAAGTGGGTCGCTTCACAAAGCGGAGCCGACTGTAGCGCATGTTGGTTCGCAAATGCAATACAACATGACGTTAGGGTTTGCACCCGTGTCGCAAGGGGTTGTGCGTTTGCCAAACCTTGAATACAGTCCGACCCATTCGCTGATGAGGTGTCAGCGACCAACCAGGAGAAAGAGCCTTGAAACTGACGAACATGATGCGAGACGCCTACATCTCGCAGGTGCTGAAAGACACGCCGAGTGCCGACATCGAGAGCTTGCGCGACAAGGCGTGCGCAATCGCGATTGAAGATGCGCTGAGCCGCGCGCCGGCCGAAGTCAAGAAGCTCTGGAAGAGCAACACCCTGCGCCCGTGGGTCGCGACAAAGTGGCATGCCTTCCGAGGAAACCTAGGCCATTCGGTGTACCTGCCGGCCATTCCCGGTTCCGAGAAGTTGTCCTCGGAAGCGCAGCATCAGATCGACGAGCTTGACAGCCAAGTTTGCGCGGCGCTCGTGACCCAGGACGAACTTCGCCGCAAGCTGCGCGCCGTCGCCTACTCCTGCACCACCCGCAAGCAACTCGCGGATGCGCTGCCCGAGTTCGAGAAGTATTTGCCCGCCGACGAAGCGAAGGCCGTGCGCAGCCTGCCGGTGGTGACCAACGTCGTCGCCGACTTCGTGAAGGCCGGCTGGCCCAAGGGAGGCGCAAATGCAAAAGCCTGAATACGTCCGCACCAAGCGCCGCATGACGCCGCTGTTCGGTGCGTGCCTGCTGGTCTACGTCATCCAGATCGTCTTCGCGCTTGTTGATCGCGACGTGACCGAAGCGCTGGGCTGGGCACTCGCCGCGGCCTACAACACCCTCTGGGCCCTGGAGAAGTGAGCATGCTCAAACGACTGCTTGAAGTCTTCGGCATGCGGACCCCCGACGCCACTGAACTCGCAGCGCGTGAGCTGGCCGAGGCCAAGGTCTCCCTGCTGACGTGCCTCACGAACGAGGAGCACTACCGCAACAGCGCGCAGTTCCAACGCGAGCGCATCGCCCGGCTCCGCGCCTATCTGAGCGAGAACCATGACTGAGCGCCGCCGCAACTCCGCGCTGATCTCGCTGCGCATGCAGCAGCACCTCTCGAAGACGGCAGCGGGCTACTTCGCGTTGATGGAGGTCAGCGGACTGAGCCGGCTGTCAGTCGAACACTGGATTCGCCAGATGCGACAGGCCGGCTTCGTCCACGTTGAGAGCTACGAGGCTGACGAGCGCGGCCGGTACTGCATGCCGATGTTCCGGTTCGGGCCTGGAGAAGACGCTGAGCGGCCTAAGCCGAAGCTCACCAATGCAGAGCGTCAAGCCGCCTACCGTGTGCGGAAGAAAGGACTTGAGTCATGAAGACGACACCGTGGTTTCCCTGCGATGTGACGCCGGTGAGGGTGGGGGTGTATCAGCGCAAGGGCGCCAGCCAAACGCGATGGTCCTACTGGAACGGCCGTCGATGGGGTGTGCTCTCTGCGACAGCCGAATCAGCGTTGGTTTGGGGAAGCCTCGAAAGCATCTCGCAGAGCCTCCCCTGGCGCGGTCTCGCCAAAGATCCAACGAAAGGAATCAAATGAAACTCCGCAAGAACTGGGATCGCACGAGCGCACCTCTGGACTCGGGCGCATTCGTCGGTCGCATCGTGGCCGAAGAGTCGTTCAACCACAGCGATCTGCTCAGCTCGCAACGAGCACAGATCGAAACGCTGACGCGCTTCTGTCAAACGCTGTTCGATGTTCTGCCCGAAAAGACCCGGGCCAAGATCGCCGCTGAGTTCGGCTGGGAGCAGATCGAATGAAGCACTCGATCCAGACCTTCGGCGGTCGCTACTTCGACCTGATGTTCCCCGAAGAGCAGACCTACGACATCTACGACATCGCGCACGCGCTGTCGAACATCTGCAGGTTCACGGGGCACACGTCGAGCTTCTACAGTGTGGCTCAACATAGTGTCCTGGTGAGCATGCTCGTACCCGATCGGCTGGCGCTGAAGGCGCTGCTCCACGACGCTGCCGAGGCGTACCTGGGCGACGTGGCGGCCCCGCTGAAAGCCCTGCTGCCGGCGTACCGCGCGATCGAGTGTCGTGTCGAGGCGGCGCTGCTCGCGTCGTTCAACCTGGACCCGACGCCCGACCCGATCATCAAGCACGCCGACCAGCGTGCGCTGGTGACCGAGGCGCGCGACCTCATGGGTCGCCCGATCACGCTCTACAGCGCCGAGCCGACCGAGTACCGCATCACGCCGCTGCGCCCGCACGAGGCCGAGATGGTGTTCCTCGACAGGTTCCACGAACTCACCCAGGCGAAGCGCATGCCGCGCGACATTGGGTTTGCGGCGGGGTCTGCACCTTGACCCCAAAAACCAGTCCCATCCAGAAGACCGCCGCCGTCGTCAAGGTCCTGCTGCTTCGGCCGCACACCTTTGCCGAACTGCACGATGCTGTCGGAGGGGCGGTTTGTTCGATCCGCAAGATCACCCGGGAGCTTGAAGCTGTCGGGTTGATCTGTAAGCACAAGCCGGGGCTCTTCAAGCCCTCGGTGTTTGAGTGGTGTGGGCTACTTCAGCAGCCGCAACATCTGCTTGACCCGCTCGGGCTGGGGCTTGCCCCGCTCAAAGCTGTCAGCGAGCACCAGGGCGACGACATCGCTGAACCGATCCGGGCCCAGGCTGACGGCCTCGTCGGCGCAGGCCCGGCCAACCAGCCGGATAACGTCGGCCGCCAGGGCTGCGATCTCGTCGCCTGACCCGCGCGCCGGGGCCTGGGAAGGTCGGGGTGCGCTTTTCTCTTCGTGGGTGGTGTCCAGGTAGCCGGGCGCCAGCGCCAGGGCCTTCTCGATCTTGCGTGCCGTCTTCTCACTGATCTCGCGGCTCGGGGCCGGGCCGGTCATCTGGCTCAGGAAGCTCGGGTTGCTGTAGCCCATGTCTTTGCTGAGCTTCGTGAGCCCACCGCGGGCTGCGATGAGCCCCCTGATGTTTGCGCGTCGAACCTCGGTGATGTCGCGTGCCATCCTGCTCTCGGGTTGGGTGTTCGGGCGATTGCGTTACGCATAGATACCTTAGAGTTTGGGTGTTGTCAAGTTGTATCGCAACTGCGAAACTCGGCAGCATGCGACAAGAAACCACCCCTCTGCTCGAAGCCCTGCGCAGTTGCACCGTGCCGGAGCAGCACGACTTCGCGAAGCTCGCCAAGACCAAGCGCAACTACCTCTACCAGCTCGCCTGCGGAGAGCGCTCGCCCGGTCTCTTCCTGGCCCTGCAGATCGTCAACGCCTCCATCGAGATGCACGTCCGCACCCGCGGCCGGGTGCCGAAGCTCAAGGTCGCCGACCTCGTGACGGCCTAGGGGTTTGCACCTATTCGCGTTTGCTAAAGCTCGATTAGAGTTCGTACATCGCAACGCAAATGGAGAACGAGATGACCGAAGCAACCCTCACGATCAAAGCGAACGAACCTGAAGGCTGGGCAAAAGCGTTCGAGGTTGTTCACGGTGAACGACACATTGCGTGGTTCAGGTTCCACGACAGCGCCGCGCATTTCATTGCAGAAACCTCCGGGAGCGCCGTGTGAGCAATGTGAAGACCGGCTCCCCGTCGAGCTACGGGTTCCGCACCCCAAAGCTCCGCAACAAGACGGGCGACGCCGACTACTACAAGGCCCAGGCCGAGAAGACCCAGATCCGGCTGGGCGCAGCAGGCAAGCAAGACAAGCGCGCTGTGAGCCCCGAGCGACGCGCCGAGATCGAGCGACGCCTGATCGCTGGTGAACCCGAGTCGGTGGTCATGCGCGACACCGGGGTTCGTCAAGCGACCATGGACAAGATCATGGGCGACCTGATGTTGGACGGAAAGCTGTGCAAATGAAGCGAACCGCAATCCTCGCCCTGGCCCTCCTGCTCGGTGCGTGCCAGAACCTGCCGAAAGAACTCCCGCACTACCCCTGCGCGAACGTCAAGGGCGGCTACGTCGCCTGCAGCGTGAACGAGTGGTTGGCGCAGCAGATCGAAGGAAAGAAGAAAAAATGAACACACCCCACAAGCACGCCGCGTTGATCCATGCGTGGGCCGATGGCGCTGAGATTGAGTTTTGGTGCTTTGATGGGCGGTGGGTCAGCGACTCGACCCCAGTATGGTCACCGTCTGCCAAGTACCGCATTAAGCCCCTCATCGAGAAGCGCCGGTATCGGGTCGGGCTGTACCGAGGATCGTCGGGCGAGTTTTTCACTGCGACCTCGGATGGTGAGATCGAGGCTTCTGAAGATGAGAACCTGGACGGCTTCCACTCCTGGCTCACCGATTGGGTCGAGTACGAGATCGAGGTGCAGTCGTGAGCGGTCGGTCGATGTTCGGCCCGCTGACCGGGCCTGGAGCGATGCGCAACTGCGGGATCTGCAACACCGGCTTTACGTTCAACGGCACCGACTGGTGGAAGCACCCGATCCTGAAGTGGTGCTGTGCGGGCTGCGGTGCAACCGACCCGTGGCGCCAAAAGCAGTTGGCTCGCGTCGGTGCGCTGATCGCTCAAGGTAAGGCGATGGAAGCGATCGCCGAGGAGACCGGCCTGGGCTACCGCGTCGTGGTGAACATCCGCGATCGGCTCGCGCCGAAGGTCGCATGAACTGCCCCGAATGCGGCGCCGAGAGCAAGGTGTTGAACTCCAAGAACCTGGAGAGCATGACGGTGGTCTACCGGCGTCGCGTGTGCACGGCCTGCGAGTACCGGTTCGGCAGCATCGAGGTCTACGGCGACATCTGGAAGTCGCTGAAGCCTCGCGTGCAGCGCAAGACTCAGGCCGTCGTCAACAGGCGATGGATCGTTCGTCGGAACGCTGAAATCCGACAGCGGGTTGCCGCGGGCGAAATGCAGAAGGTCTTGGCCTGTGAGTTCGGCCTGTCGCACGTCACCGTGTCGCAGATCGTCAACGAGGTTTGGGCGTATAGGAAGAGAGGTTTGAAGTGAGTGAAGAAACATCTGAGTTGGAGCGATGCCCGTTCTGCGGCGCGTTGGTCGACGTGCCGTGCGACGAGCCGCCACCCGACATCTGCGAGAAGGCTATCGACGCCATGACAGCGCCCGAACAGCGGCGCGGCGGCCCGGCCGAAGTCCGGTCCAACGGTGGGTTGTGCATGCTCGATGACGACGAGGCGGACCCGGTGCGTCTGTGGGCTGAGATCCATCGTCTACGCGCTGCGGTGCAAGGGCCGGACGGCTTTGCCACTTGGCAGGAGGCCGCTACCGCAGAGCGCGTGCGCAGGGCCGCACGCATTGAAGAGGCATACCGCGAAGGATTCGCTGCACGCGAGACCTACAACGACATGGATGTGAACAACGTCGATGAGGAATGGGCGAAAGCCAAGGCGTCATTGCTGCGGCCCAACGCCTGAATTCTGGGGCGCAGTCCCCAGCAATGAACGGTTAGCCGGCTGCCGACCAAGCCGCGCACATTGGAGATTGACATGCAACCCCACCAACAACGTGTTGTTGACGAGAAAGCCGAACTGGACGCACGGATGGACAAACTCACGGCGTTCATCGATACGCCGATGTTCGCCGGCCTGGACGCCGCCGAGCAGGAGCGACTTGTGCGGCAGCTCCACCACATGGGTCACTACACGGCGGTGCTGGGCGAGCGCATTGCCGCCTTCTCAGTTCCTGCCGGCTAACGCTTGAGCTAACCGGCGATGAGCCGGAGGCGAAGCGTCCGAGTTGAGCGAATGGTTAGGTGGCTTGATGGAACATGAGAGGGAAGACAGATGCTAGACATACTGAAAGACACGGCGAAACGTGCAAAGTGGATATACGGCCAACCGATGGCCCCGTGCCCATCATGTGGAAGCTACAACATGAAACCGCAGATGCCGATTGCGATGGTCGCGACTGGCTACGAGACGACAGCACAGCTTGTTGGCAAGTGGGCGCGTGCAACGAAGGCCGGTACCACGCCGCTGCAAGGCCCCGCGTACTATGCCTGCCATGATTGCGGGCACAAAGGCCCCACAGTGGATTGCAGAGGGCGTACGAGCGAGGAATGCAGAGCAGACGCCGCATTGAACAAAGAAATGAAACGGCTGTGGAACACGCAGCCACCTAACGCGAAATTCAGCCGCTGATGACGGCGCAGCCGTTGGCTTTCCGCCTGCAACGTGAAGTTGGGCGGCTGGTGAGCGAAGAGAAAGGAAACACAGGATGAACACGAAAGACACGATTGCCCTGTGGGGCAGTATCGCCAGCGCCTCGGCCTGGTCTGCTGCTGGCGCGGCGACTGGTAGCCCGCTGTGCACAGGCATTGCCGCCGC